TTGATTGGTTGATGGATTATAATGGCACTTTCATGGCGATCGAAGACCTAGGAGTTGCGAATGCCCACCAACAACACCTCAAGGGTGTAATGCAGTCTGGTGTAATGGCATGGAGAGGTGCTGCAATGGATTGGATCAATGCAGAGTTCTTCTTTACCAGAGAGGAGACCCTGTCCAAGTTTAGAGGTGACGGGGAGTGGTTGAACTCTGTTATACGGAAACGTGACCTGTTGCAACATCTGTATCCGAACAAACTAAAGTCGTATAAGTATGAGGTATATCCTGACAAGTTAGACGACACATCAATCATCTGCTTTCATGGAAGGCCTAGTGTGATACAAGCACAGAATGAATCGGTTACTACTCCGATGAAAACATATGAACCCCAAGGTTGGATTGAGGAATACTGGAAATGAAAATCTGTCATGTAATTGGTAATGGAGATAAGGCACATTACTACAATGAGAAACCCAGAAAGGGGATGAAACTCCTCTGTAATATGCCTCCCTTTGAGATTGACACCAAGGAAGTCTATGCAACCTGCATGGTTGACTTTAAGATGATGATGGCGTTAACTAAGGGTGAACTCGCACTAGATCAATACGAGTGGATACTTGGAACTCGTCCCCGTATCTGGATGTACGAGAGAAGTCAGTTCTATCTGAAGTATGCACATAAGATCAAAGACTTCTACACCGATGTGCCGAAGTATGCAGGTAATGCAACTAACTTCAACTGTGGACATATGGCAGTACACTACGCAGCAAAGAAACACAAGATGGATGAAATCAACATGTATGGGTTTGATACTATCTTCGACTTTAACATGAGAAGTTATACAGATCTGATGCTTGCGAGTGACCGTAGTGACAGCAACAACTATCGTCTACTGGGCAACTGGAGACCGGTGTGGGTTAACCTGTTTAAAGAGTTCCCCAACACCCAGTTCGTTCTACACCACAACCACGATCACATGAAGATCCCTAAACTGGATAACGTTAGAGTAGAGGTGTACAAAGGTAAGATGACTAAACTTCAAGAACGATCAGATCCATCGGACATGACCAAGTGATCTTCAACGCAGAAGGGTACGCGTTTCCCGATTACCAGAAGAGAACTGCTCACATCTGGACAAATCTGATGACACGAGAAAGTGCTCACTGGAATACGATTTTAAAAAACACGACCGATCGAAGACTTGCAATAGACTTCGGTGGTCATGTTGGGGGGACTGCAATTAAGTTCGCCCAAGAGTTCGATAATGTCGTTTCCTTTGAACCAGTCCCTGCGCTTTACGAGTGTCTGGAGTACAACACAAAGGACATTGATAATATCCAGATACACGATACTGGTATTAGTGATCGAAGTGGTTCTGCCAATATATGGGTCAACCCGTCAAATCCTGGCTCGAACGTGATAGAGAATCACCAAACCGAGGCATTGATCAAATCACGATGGTATGATCCTAATAGAGAAGGATTTAATCTATCTCAACAGGTTCTGATTGATGTGAATACTATTGATTCCTACTCGTTTGACAATGTAGACTTCATTAAGATGGATACTGAGGGTTACATCATGGAACCTCTGTATGGTATGAAAGAGACATTAGAACGTTGTAAACCCCTGATAATGATTGAACGTGCCGCAAAGACTGGATGTGGTGAACAACAAAAGTGGCTCTCTCAGTTTGGATACCGAAGAATAGCCACCATTGCCGATGATGACTTCTTTGCTTAATCGGGTCACACATAGTGCTTTACAAATGCACTTGTTCGTGTTATACTACACCCTGAACTAAAAAGAGTAATGAATGATGTTTGAACATATTGATACAGACCTAGGTTACAAAGACCTTGAAACAACACAGACTGAAGATGGTAGACGTTATGTCCTACCACAGGGTGGTAACTACCCCTCCATCACTACAGTGTTGTCTATACTCTCCGAGAAGGGTATCGCCATGTGGCGTAAACGTGTGGGTGAAGAGGAAGCGAATAAGATCTCGTACCGTGCATCCCAACGTGGTACCGCAGTACACGAGTTGATTGAGAAGTACATCGACAACGATCCTCAGTACACCAAAGGTTATATGCCTAATGTTCATGCTGACTTCCTCAAGGTTAAGGACATACTAGATAGTCGCATCGGTAAAGTCTACCTACAGGAAGCACCTCTATACTCCGACCACCTAAAGGTCGCAGGTCGTGTGGATTGTGTTGCAGAGTTTGATGGTAAACTATCCATCATTGACTTTAAGACTTCACGTAAGACCAAGAGTAAGTCCCACATTAAACAATACTTCCAACAAGAGACTGCATATGCAATCATGTGGGAAGAACGTACGGGAATGCCAATTACCCAACTTGTCACCATCATTGCCGTAGACGAGGGAGACGCACAAGTCTTTGTTGAACATCGCGATGATTGGTACCCTAAATTACAAGAGACTATAGATAGTTACTATGAACGAGAAGATAAAAGAAGTGCACGACGAAGTAGAGAAGATGCCGTTCTCCCTTTCCCTATTTAAGGGTGAGTTGACCGATACACAGTCTATTGCTTATATGACCAATCACTGGTTTATTTTTCAGGCAATGGAACGTAACATCTTTCGTAGTCTTCCCCATCCGAGTTTGCCTCGATGTGATAAGATCCAAGATTGTGTAGAGGCAATGGGTGCACAGATCACAGGTGACGTGATGTGTACTGCAACCTCAAAGTATATTAACTATATCATTGGTTGTGAAGACGATAAGAAGAAGTGGAGTTCTCACATCTATCTGAATTACATGGCATGGTTGATGGGTGGACAACTTCTCTCTGAGGCAAACCCCGACATGGAGTGGATGTTTCACTTCAGTGATACGACAGCGGCGATTGCTTCGATACGTAAATTAGAAATCGACTGGGATCAAGTCCACCAAGGATTTATATACCATCGTGATATGTTAAAGGAACTACAAAGTGTGGAATGATTTCATTGATCTACAACACGAACTGGAAGGGATATTTACCTACTACTGTGACAGTGCTGTAACTGATCACCGAGAAGAGTACGGTCACTACAATTGGTTCTGGCGCAGTCGCGTTCTTGATATGGGTCATATCAGTGTTGTGGACAAGAGAGAGTCACACGGTATATGGATGATGCACGTCAATGCATATTCCAAGTCAAACACACCAATGCCTATCTACGGGTTTGATGTGGTTTGTTCTAAGAAGAAAGTAACAGGATGTTTCCACGATTTGTCTCCTACTGGATTCAATGATATGACGATGGAACGAAAGGTAGTTAAACGTGAACGTGAACTCCCTGAATGGGCAAAAGAAATCTTCTCGGAGAACATGATTGCTGCGGGTAACATAAGAGATCAAGATGAGATGCAGGAGTTAGCTGCCTTCGGTATGGAGAACCTTGAAAGATGGTTCACCAAAGCGGTCGTCCTACCCATGGCAGAACAGGTTGAGTTTACAGATCTAGACTCTCAGTATGCAGCAGAACAGTATGAGTTCCTTTTGGCGCGTGAGAAATACTGTCACAATCAGTTACAAAACCCCCATAGTTTCAAGGTCATGTTAAATCTAGGATTCCCAGAAGACTATTTGACTGACTTTAAAAGTAATAAACAGTTCCCCTATTAGATCAAAACGGTCTAAAAAAACATCCCCGTCCGCTTGCTTTTGTTCTCAAAACATGAGATAATACTCCTGTATTCAATGAGAAGAGAAAGTAAATATTATGAAATTAACTGCTAATGACCTTGCCCGCCTTAGAACTCAGACTACCTTTGTCGAGTATCTCCTAGACTTTTACGGTGCCGGTGGCATCTACGACTTCGGTGTGACCGAGAAAGACATCCTAATTGCTACTGGCATTCGTATGAACGAACGTCCTGACCTGCCCTTTGAAGGCGACAGTATGGATCGTGAGATCGTTCGTGACATCATGGAGAGAATGAAAGAGGAGGCTGCGTAATGAAAGTATCAGTATTTTTTCATGAAGGACGAGGCACGTTCACTAGAGAAGCCATCATCAATGCTGGTGATAGAACCGGTGACGAAGCCCTTGAGTATGCATACTTCCGAACGCAGAACATCCAAGGTTCATGGTCTAAGGGTGAGATCTTCCCTTCCGGTGAACGCAACATGGACTACAGTCCTGATATAAACTTCGTTGGTACCCATCCTGAGTACCGAGGTGAGAAACTGGGTGCACGATCCTCGATGGTTAATGACGAGATGGTGATGGATGGTGTGACATATGCTGTCGCTTGGGCTGGGTTCAAACGGGTCAGTCCTGTGCAAGAGACTGGAAAGATCTTTTACCAACACATCTCAGCGTGACCCAAAGGGAGCAACTGGTCGCGTATAACAGTTGCTTTTCTTTTAAAAACATGAGATAATACGTACCTAATTGATTAATAAAGAGAAGAAAATATGAGTTTATACGAAATGTCCGACAAGAACTTTGACGCTTACCAAGAGTTCATCATGGACAATGTTGATCCTTCTGAAGTCACTATCTGTAATGGAGACACTCTGTTACAAGCTGCTGAGAATGAATACCTTATGGAAGAGTTCATGAAGTCTCCGCAGTATGACGTGACCAATCTTTGAGATCGAGTCACTCATAGTGTTTGACTTTGTTATGGAAACAATGGTATAATAGTTACCTATTGAGATGAGAGAGAAGATTATGAATTACGAGACTGCTGACCTAATGAACGACCTTATGATGTTGATCGAAGCCCAAGAGGCTTACAACGAAACGTACTTCAACAGTGAGTACAAGCGAATCACTGATCGCATTACTGAGATAGGAGATGTCAAATGAAAACACAATTTGATAAAGACCAGTTTGTTTGGGACGGCATGTACTTGATGTATCGTGGTCGTCACAGTAAGTCTGTGAACATGGAGGTCGCAAGACCTGATTGTCACCCATCTTGGCACGGTATGCCACAACCAACTTTCATTGCGCGATTCAAGTATGGTTCTAAACCTTGGAAGTCATGGGTTAACTTCCTTTGTAAGACTACTTCAGTTGAAGATTATATCGAGTTGAGTGAAGAATCCTCCCCGATGCAAGCGATGGAATACTTGGGGTGGAAACCTAGAAAGAAACGTCAGAGGATAGCATAGTATGAAAATAGTAGTTGAAACACAGTACCGCGAAAACTACGGCGGTCACGACTGGGACGGCCAGGGCGAGTGCCCACAACGTTGGAAGATGAAGGGTGGTAACACCTACTTCGTTGACTGTACGTTGTCTGAGGCGCAGTCTACGGAGTACTGGGATCATGTCCGAGACTCTATCGAGAGTTATGATGATTACCAAGAAGAGTACATCCTCAGCTCCACGTTAGTCGATGCAATCGATTTCGACCCAAAGGATTACGAAGAGTCCGAGCACCGAGGCGGTGTTTACATGGAGAAGGATTCTGATGGCAAGTTCGTATGTCAACAGACTGTGACAATCGGTCGTGGAACTCGTGATGACAACCGTCATCAACGTATCACTACATGGCATCAACAGGGCGGTTCTCAACGCGAGATGCGAGTGGTAGTGGTAAGACCAGATGGTACGTCAATCCCTTACATGGAGTATATCGAGGAGTTACGTGTAGCATGACCCATACTAGTTATCGGGTCACTCTTTGTGCTTTACTTTGTTATCAAAACATGAGATAATGGCTGTACAAATTGAGTTGAGAGAGAAAGTTATGATTAAGTATGTATTGAGAAACGTTGTTAATGACCAGTTAATTAACTGTGAGATGTTCGACACTATGGTCGATGCTCTTAACTATCGTATGACTTATCTTGAGCGTGATGTTGCTTGGGTTGACCAAGTGGAGGTGAAGTAATGTTTCATACTAATCAAGTCTTTAAACGCAACGATAGCGAAGATACTTTTACTTATTTCTACAACCGAACTCGCGATACCTTTACTACACGTTTTGAGTTCCTCGCAATGAAGGGTGACACTGATATGATTATAGTCGACAAGACTAATACTGCACAAGATGTCGATATCCTTTTCAACGCAATCTACGGAGACGAACAATATGCAATTTAAAAATGGCGACAAGGTGATACCTCATCCAGGCGTTGGTTCACAAGACTGGGGCATCCGAGAGGTTGTTGACGCTAAACCACAACCTTCTTTGTTCGGTAACGTGCCTTGTATCATTGTCAGACCTGTACTGAACCCCGGTATGACGTACTACTCCGGTACGACGTACTACTCCAGAGAGACGTACTTGGTTCCGGTAGATCACCTTGAACTGTTACGTGATGAAGATGTCTCTGTTGAGAGTCTTGAACGTCTTATGTATGAATACTATTCTTACTTCCCCGGCGGTCATTCGATGACTGATGACCATAGTGTCTACCAGAAGGGTGTTAGAATGTGGGAAGCCATCCGTAGTATGTCTACTCTGGTGGGTGAGGGAATCATGGGCGAGATACATACTAAACTACGTTCAAAAGGTCGCATCATATGAAAAAGAAGTATCTATCTTACTACATGGAAATTGCCCGCACTACTGCGGGTCTCAGTACTGCACTCAAGGCGAAGGTCGGTGCGGTAATTGTTAAAGACAATCGCATCATCTCCACTGGGTACAATGGTACGCCATCTGGTTGGGATAACAACTGCGAAGAGTGGTACCAATACCCCGAGGTCAACTGGACAGTTGCTGGTGAGGATAAGGATGTGTATGGTGAGTATAGATCTAAACCTGAAGTACTTCACGCAGAAGCAAATGCAATCACTAAACTTGCAAAGTCTACTGAGTCGGGAGAAGGTGCAACATTGTTTACGACACATCTACCATGTATCGAGTGTGCTAAGTTATTGTTCCAGTCAGGTATCAACACGGTCTATTATGATATACCTTACCGTGCGTCTAAAGGATGTGGTGAGGACTTCTTGATCAAGAGTGGAGTTGTTTTAAAACAGTTGGGGGGGAATGATGAAAGATAATATGAAACGTTTCTTTTTTAGGTATGGTGTGGTGTATCCTATTGCCTTTGTGTGGGACTTAGTATATACTTTAATAACTGGGATCTACAAAGGTGCATCTTGGATAGATCGCGTTGGTGGTGAATACTTGGAGCGTAAGTTATGAACATATTTTATCTTGATCCAGATCCGATGACATGTGCAGAACAACACTGCGACAAACATGTTGTTAAAATGATTATCGAATATGCACAGTTGATGTCTACTGCACATCGCATGATCGATGGTCATGAGTGGGAAGGTCGTACTACCAAGGGTCATCGTATCCGTAGGTTCTTTCACCCTGACCCCATGGCGAATGAAACATTGTACAAGGCGTGTCACATCAATCACCCATCTGCAAAATGGGTACGTGAGTCTGCTGCAAACTATAACTGGTTGTACGAGATGTGGATCAATCTATGTCACGAGTACACTCACCGATATGGTCGTCGCCATCTGACACAGTTCAAACTAGAACATATGTTGTTGATCCCGCCCATGAATATCAATGTGGATAAAAGATTCACTCAACCTACACCTGCGATGGCACAGTTTCCTCATTGTATTGTAGCGGGTGACTCTCTTACGTCCTATCGACAGTTTTACTTTGAAGATAAATACGCCTTTGCGAAGTGGACTAATCGTTCAAAACCTGAGTGGTGGAGTAAGTATGAATGGGAAAGGGGACAAACCGAGACCGTACTCGGTTGATACAGAAACAATGTCATCTAATTGGGCACGTATATACGGTGATCCACCGAAACCCGAGACCGTATGGTGGCAACACCAGTGTGAAGTTTCGGGGTGTAAATTGAAGTTACTGGTTACTGAACAGTGTAACTTCTGTAGTTTAAATTATGAGGGAAGTGAGTAATGTCAACATTAAAGATTACTGGATTCAATACTAAGGTTAAGAAAAAGAAGAAGACCATAGCTCGCCGTCAGATCAAGACTTTGATCCCTGCACCTAAGTGGGATGAGTTGAAGAAGGCACAGACCGAAGAAGATCAGATGGCCGCATTCAAAGCATGTGAGGCATTTGTCCACAGTGAAGTGACCGAGAAAGAGTGGTTGCACTCTATGAAGAAGTGGATTCGTGATCACTCAGAGTTTAATGTGGACTACCGAGCGTTACCTGACATATACATAGTCAGTGTTGCCAAACATGGTTGGAAGGCAATCAAGTTAGGTTTTATGCCTGATGAGTATCGAGAGTCCCTGCGTAAGATTCTAGTACCGATGTATGAACGTGCAGATCACATTCGTGCGACTATGCACCGAGAGACTCCGATTCATCCGTCACTGAAGAATCTTGAGGAGGGTCACAGACTACACCCAGACAAGGTCAGACAGTGGCTTACTGCGTGGAAGGATGCAAAGGATCCTAGTCCTATCGCGAAGATGTACGTCGCCAACATGCAAACCTATTTCCGGACTGGTTGTTGGCAGGATGATTGTTACGGACTAAACCGTGATCGAAAGATCACACCAATCAGTATCGCCCTCGCGTATGACAGTAAAGGCGAAGTCAAACGAACTATAGGAGTATACTATTCTGATATCTGTAAAGTATGGAAAGGTGAAGGAAGTGACGAATGATACTGAACTTAAAGATGTGGTAATGACCAAGAAACGTTTCCAAACAATGATTGAAGAAGTTGTTTTGAAACATCGTTGTAATTACCTTGACGCAATTATTTACCTATGTGAGAGATTCACAATCGAACCTGAAGACGCCAAGAAGTATATCAGTCCGGTGATCAAGGGTAAACTAGAGGCAGATGCAAAACGTCTCCGGTATATCCAACAGGACGATTCGGTCTTACCCATATAGAAGGAGAATCCATGAAGTACACGTTTACAAGCGAGAGTGTTAGTGCAGGTCATCCTGATAAGGTTGCCGATGCAATCTCGGATGCAATCGCTACCTATCTAATCGACTATAAGAAAGAGAATCGTGCTGCGGTCGAGACGATGGTTACTACCAACTCAGTCACTGTTGCGGGAGAGTATCGTTCTAACAAGAGTCTCGAAGACTGTGAAACGATCGCTCGTGACGTTGTGAAAGAAATTGGTTATGAACAGGAAGGTTTTCACTGGGAGACCTTTGACTTCACCAACCATCTTCATGGACAGAGTTCTGATATCGCAATGGGTACGGACGACTTTGGTGCAGGTGATCAGGGTCTGATGTTTGGTTATGCCTGTAAGGAAACCAAAGAGTATATGCCCCTTGCAATCTCCTTGAGTCATGAGATTTTGAAGAACGTAACTAAAACTCTCCCTTATGGCCCTGATGCGAAGGCACAGGTTTCTGTAGACTATGACGATATTGGTAAACCTGTACGAGTCAGTAAGGTTGTCTGTAGTGTTCAACACAAAGAGACCCAGAGTATTAGTTCGGTACGTAACATCGTACAGGGGTGCATTGAACGCATTCTAGAGGGTTGGGTGGACATTGATACCGAGTATCTGATCAACCCCACTGGTCAGTTCATCATTGGTGGGCCTGATGGTGATGCGGGTCTGACAGGGCGTAAGATCATTGTTGATACCTATGGTGGATACTGTCCTCACGGTGGTGGTGCGTTCTCCGGTAAGGACTGTACTAAGGTAGATCGGTCTGGTGCATACATGGCACGTTATATCGCAAAGAATATAGTACATGAGTTCGGGTTAGAGAACTGTACTGTTCAGTTGAGTTATGCGATCGGTGTTAAAGAACCCACCAGTCTGTACGTCTATGCAGATGGCAAAGTCCGTGACGACCTCGTAGAAGAGATTAGAAGTAAGGTTGACCTTACACCCGAGGGAATCATAGATCGGTTTAAACTCTTCTCTAGAGACCTTACCCTCATGACAAACTATGGTCACTTTGGCAACAAGGATCTGCCATGGGAGAAACTTGACCTCTTCTAGAAAGGCACTGTTACCCTATGGTACCAGTTCAAATATGCCCGCGATTGAGTTACCGGACAATGATATGTTCCTATCTCAACGCGGGTCTCTTGCACGTAATTACTTTGAAAACAAAATAGATCTCATTAATGATGAATACCGAAAACTTGTGGAGCTTGCCAAGTTGAACGAATTGATATATACTGCATCTTATAACTTCACACCTCGGGTAGGAGTGGAGTACCATCTTTACCGTATTAACGGTAAGGTGATTCTAAGTCTGATTGAACCTGAACGTTGGGATCAAGAGTTCTTAGGGTCATTTGTATTTACTGCGGATTCTGTCTGGCAACCCTTGCCAACTGGTATCTAAAGTGATACAATATACACTAGTCACGCATACTGTGACGACTAATAAACTAGAAACTATACATTGTATACAAGGAAATAAATATGTCTTTTGCAAATCTAAAACGTAACCGTAGTTCAATTGGCGACCTAGTTGCCGCCGCCACCCCCGAAACCAAGTCAGACAAGAAGTCCTATAAGGATGATCGTCAGTGGAAACCAACTGTTGATAAAGCAGGTAATGGTTATGCTGTAGTTCGTTTCCTTCCGGGTCTTGATGGTAACGTACCTTTCGTGCGATACTGGGATCATGGTTTTAAAGGGCCTACCGGTCAATGGTACATCGAACGATCTTTGACTTCTATTGGTCAACAAGATCCAGTATCAGAAATGAACAGTGAGTTATGGGCAACTGAGACTGATGACAATCGTGCGATCGTTCGCGAACGTAAACGTCGTCTGCACTATGTTGCTAACATTATTGTTGAGTCCGATCCATCTAACCCTGAGAATGAAGGTAAAGTATTCCTTTATACTTTCGGTAAGAAGATCTTTGATAAGGTCATGGACATGATGCAACCACAATTCCAAGATGAAGAACCAGTAAATCCGTTCGACTTCTGGGAAGGTGCATCGTTCAAGTTGAAGATTCGAAACGTTGAAGGATATCGTAACTACGATAAGTCTGAGTTCGCATCTCCAACCCCACTGTCAGAAGACGAAGCAGAGTTAGAGTCTGTCTACGAAAAGTTGTATGATCTAAATGAGTTTACTGATCCTGCTTCTTACAAGACTTATGATGAGTTGAAGACTCGTCTTCAGATGGTACTTGGTGAGGTTCCAAGGGCGCAGATCCCGACAGTTCAGGCGGTAGCGCTGGAAGAAGTCCGTGACCCAGCGCCAATGCGATCCAGTGCTGCTCCAGAACCTCGGGTATCTGAAGGCGACGAAGATACGATGTCATTCTTCGCCAAACTCGCAAATGAAGACTAGGACGCATAGGCACTCGCACGGGTGCCATTGTTAGAGGTTGGGGATCGCATTGATCTCCGACCTTGAACAGACTGATTGACATTTGATTGATTGGAGGAGTTCACAGAGTTGTCTTGGATTATTACTGGGGCGCTCTGTGAACTACCTACATTAGTAACACTCTCTGTATTGATCGCATTCGTGATCGCATTCTCTTCATTAATTGCCTGTAGTGACTCTGCATTAAACTGTTGTCGTAACTTCTCAATGTTCTCCGTAGAGACTGTACTATCACTATTGGTCGTTTCACCACCTACACTTGAAACGTTGGATGTGTCACCACCACTACTATTGGATATGAATCCAATTCCACCCGGTGCTTCCATTCCTGCATAGTTGTACACCGAATCAGGAATAGGATTCAGTTGCATCGACCCACCACCAAGAGTTTTGCCGAACACTTCAAATGAAGGTATCTCAAACTTCAATGTATCTGCTTCAGGTAACACTGACCTGACTAGGTTTTTACCAAAGTCATCAAAGCTTATCTCACCTGTAAAAAGATCCTTTACGTTGGTGAAGAGTGTGCCAAACCAGGCATTTATGCCATTCATAATGTCCCACACACCATCGATAATAGCATCACCAAGACCTGCGAAAGTAAAGGAGTCTAATGCTTTCTCTACACCATCAAATCCAAGTAAACCTGCAAACCAACTGATAATGTCTTTGGGTATGTCTAAGAAGATTGCAAAGAAGTCCACAACCGCTTTCTGGAGACCCTTCATTACCGCTTGAATCTTTCCACCAACCCCAAAGATATTGTCGCCAGATTTTCCAAGTTCCTCAGACACGTTCGTAAAGGTTTCATATAACGCAACAAGAGGTACAGCGAATCTACCTAGTAGTTTACCAATACCCGCCAGTACTTTCACAAAAGGACTCTGCATCAACTTTGCACCGAACTCTGTGATTGGTGCCAACATCTTCTTGATGTTATCTACAATGCCTAAACCACTGGTTGATATTCCACCAAATAGACCAGATATCTTACTACCGATGTTCTTAAAGAAGTTTCCGATTGACTTGAGTTTATCACCGATGAATCCGAATATAGACTCTATTGGTTTGAAAACGTTTACCCTAAACATCTTCTTGGTCTGTTCAACAAAACCTTTAACAAAGTCTCTTGCGAATAATGCGAGTCCCGCACCTAAAGTGATGATAGGCATTTCAATGCCTTTGTACGCTTCTTCAGGTTTCAACTTCTCCTCGTCATCTTGAGGAGCAGGTACGAGTCCATCCCTTTTCTCACGGCGTGCCTCGTCCTCAAGTGCATATTGTTTACGCACAAGACCAAGGAACGTTTCGAACTGTTCGTTGAGTAACTCAAGACCCGCGAAACTGTCACCTTCCATCTCGATCAGAATGTTAGTCCTATCGACTAACCTACCGAGAGTTTCGTTGGTGTCCATTTGTTCGAGGACTACGTCTTCAAGTGTTATTGCCATGTTTTGCCTTCTCTTTAGCTTCTTTCTCTTCTTCCAGTGCTTGGAGCAGGAGAATGGTATGTACCTCTTTCTCCCACGGTATCATCATATCTAGTTCAGTCAATGTATAATTATGATGCCTCTGCAACAAGAAGTTTACTTTAAAGTAATTGGAAAGTTCTTCATGTGCGAGGCATATCAAAAAAAACTTTGCATTCCCTTTATTTCAATATCTTCTGCTGCACCACAACTCTGACACACGAAAGGTAAGTCATACTTTACCACCGGTGAGTCTTCGAAAAACTGTGTGATCAACTTGAACTGATCCTGTGTCATAGATTCAAGGAACCCAATCACACCCTCAAACGGTTCGTCTTCGACCTCTATCTTCTCGTCTCCACTGATCACACTCTTGATACTACTTGCAATCAGATTGAAACCTACATCTTCTCCTGCGTCAGTAGGGATATCCTGATAACTAGGATACTTCATCACTACCGTTACTGCGTCGGATATCTTAATGACCGGGTCTGCGGTCGAGTTAGATACCTTAATCTCGTTTAGTGGTATAGTCACCTTCTGTTGACTCTCACACTTAGGACACTTCAGTAGAATGTCACTGGTCTCGCCCGTTGATTTGGATCTCAACTGAATGAAGATATATTCCAGATCAAACGTGGTCAGTGATCGTACGTCAAGACCTTCTACACATGCACCTACCGTATCATGTACTGCATTCATTATCTGTTTGGGATCTTCTGATGAAGATGCCATGAGGAGGATCTTCTCCTCTTTCACTAAGTATGGTCGATATCTACACTCTTTGCCGGTAGATGGGACTGTCAAACTGTACTTGGGTGTTTCATTTAACTTCGGTAATGCCATTATAAAGCTCCACTAATTAAAATATTAAATCTGATATCTTCTTGCCAAGTTTATCAAATGTATCGTTTACTAACTTTCCTGCCTTCTGTGCCGCGTCTGTTGAGACTCCGACATTTGCATCAATACCACTTGTACGACTGCCGTTAACCTCTGTGCCAGTAAAGTACTTGTATGCGAACTCTACGGTTATTTCACTCGTAACACCCTTCCTGTCGTCACTCAACTGTTCCTGAGTGAAGGAAATAGGATATGCGTCCTTGAGTACCCATCGGTATACCTCACGTCCAGATTGGCGTATATCCACATCTAGGGAAACGTTAACGTTGATGGGGCCAACACCAATACCTTTATTCGCATTGAGTCCTGCAAAGGAGATACCTCGATCCAACTGAGAGATCTTAATGTCTCGCATGTAAGTCTTGGGGTATGCAATTGCAACATGACCCTCTACGTTTTCTTCGTATCGTTGAACCATAGTGTTCTGCCAGTCTTCGATATACTGTCGAGTCAACTGATCATTAAGTACACGGAAGGTCATTGATACAGTCCCATTGGTATATCCATAGGGTACCTTGGTTTGATCCACGCCGATATTTCTTTCTACGGTCAACATGTTTCTTGAGGGCAACGTGACATTACGGACAAAGTATTCGATCGATTGTTTCTGTTCACCTGACAAATTACGTGCGGGTAACTGAACATAGTACAGACTAGGGTTTGCATACCCTTTACCTGCGGTGATCTTTGCCTTTAAATCATCTACGTTAGGTATTCTCATTAGATCATTTTCCTTGCATCTGAGTATGCTTGACTTCTACCACCTTTCTGCCATTGTGCCGCAGGTAAGAATGTGGCAATCTCCCACTCTGGTGGTGGAATGTATGCGAGTTTACCCTCTACCTGTTTGGTTAGGTAGTGTTTGAAACAGGGTTTGAAGTACTTCATGGTAGACGAAGACTTCAAGAACTGATATGACATATCAAACTTAGTTGACTCGTCATACCTTTTATTGTTTGTGATGTCCATTAGACTATCCAGAAACTTTGCACGTAACGGTATTGGTAGGTAGTGCAAGTTCAGACCATGGAATCCACCCGGTGCGGGGCCAATTGCAATGATCAATGGAAACGAATCGTAGTACGGTAGGGTGTCACGATGTTTGGGATCGTAAAAGAACATAAACATAGAACCCGCTGCATACTTTGCACGTTGTTCCACTGGTTCTTCTCGCATCAAACTGCGTCTATTGACACCCATGTTCTGTACTTTCTTACGGAACCACGCACGTGACTCTCGCGTACGAGGTGTGATCCCCGCACGAAACGCTTCTAATTCTACTTTTTGAAATAATCCGGCCATGATTCTATTTAGTCTTTTTCTTGAAAGGTTTAAGAGGTTTCAGTGGTTTTGTTGACTTGGGTAGTATCCCCATCTTACTCAGAGTCTTCTCTGTCCATATCTCGAACGTCCACCCCCGATCCAACGCATATTCCATTGCTGCACCCCACTTGTTCATGTTCTTAACGTAGGTATATCCCTCAGTGATATACCGCTTGGTACGTCTCTGACCAGTAGGAGGACGGGTTTGTGCGTCAGGTTTAACTTCGACAAGTACCGTCTTACCATTGTTATAGGTTATCTTGAGATCCATATAGTAACGATGATACTTCTTATCCACCTCATAGAGATAGGGAATCACCACTTCTTCACTTGACCACGACTTCACGTCTTTATTATCATCACACCAACGAAAACATTGTCGTTCCCAAAGACTACGATAAATAATAGTAGTAGGATCTCCTTCGTATTTCTTAGTGTTTTTTGGTTTAAACTTTCCTTTATACGCCATTATTTTCCTATAAATAGACAGACAAATGTTATAAACTTATTTAGGGTATACTAAAAATGTCACGTGGCACACGCGGTAGTAAAGCAATCAATCGATCGACAGTCGATCCGGGGAAACAGGAAACTCAGACAAAGACTGAGGAAGTGGTTCTGGCCCAACATAGTGCACCCAATAGAGAAGTCGCAGTCGACATCTCACAAGAAACAATAGACCGAACTCGGGACTTACGATATCCCCTCAATGGTGGATTCGATACCGCACCGGGTCGGATTATTTTCACTGTGTTCAAGATAGATTCCTTCTTTGACCTCAGTGGAGAAGTTGATACTGATGCTAGAACGAAGTCTAGTCGAGAAGCAATCAACAAAGTCAATGAGATAAGATCAACAGCGGAGAAGAAGGCTTCCGAGGCGAGAGATGGAGTTGTGGCTGAAGCCAGTTCCGGTGTAATCAAGACACTGTTAAAGTCATACGAGAATGTCGATGGTGGGGATCCAGGCGGGTCAGTTACCTTTCCCCTCTCACGTGGACTAAAGTATACTGATGGTGTATCATACAATGTTGTAGATGTTGGTCTACTTGGTGCTGCCGGAGATATAGGCAGTGCATCATCTGAAGACGGACGGTTGACTGGTGCTGCAAAGTCCCTTGCAATAAATGCAGCTGGTAAAGCATTGGGCCCTGCCGCAGGTAGTATTGTCGGTGCTGCACTTGGTAAATTGGGTGGAGCTGCATTGGGTGGTCTCGGTGGTGCTAGTATTGCAGCACAGACCGGTGCCATTGCACAGAGTGCGACACGTGTATCCACTGCACCCAATGAGAGAACGTTATTCGAACGAGTCAAACTGCGGAACTTTGCATTCTCGTTTACTATGATTGCACGAGAAGCAGACGAACAGGTAGAGATCAAAGAGATCTTAAAGTTCTTCCGTTCAGAAGTATATCCAGAAGCAATAACGATTTCTGGAGGTGCGCCCTTTGCCTACGAGTTCCCCAATGTGTTCCAGATTGATATCAAGAACCGAGATGGTACCAACCCCGGATTCAACATACAGAGATGTTATCTGGAGAGTGTAGACACTACATTCAACGGAACATCTAGTGGTATGTTTGAAGGAAGAGAGTTTGTTGAAGTTCAAGTCAACTTGAGTTTCCGCGAGATTGCCGCAATGCACAAAGGCAAAGTTAGCAAGGAAGGATTCTAATGTCAAGTTATTTCGAAAAAGTTCCAAAGATCGCATACATATTCGGCAATGAAAACAATTCAACTCAGTTTCAGAACCTTGCCAACTATTCCGATCTAATTGACACATATCGTGATGATGCTTCTGCATATACAGAGTATGAGATACGTGACGGAGAACGACCCGACACACTATCCTATCGTCTCTATGAGAAGAGTGACTATGACTGGACGTTCTATCTAATGAACGAACGTCTACGAGAGACTGGATGGCCTATGTCCCGTACACAGATTATGGAACGTGCACAGAGTGAATACTTTAAACACTACACCTGTAAGTTACAGGCACTCACTGCGGACAGTGCTGCGTTGTTCTCTGGGTTATATCCTACTGGGACTGAAGTCTATGTGGGAAATAAAAAGGGTACGGTCGTACGTAAGAACCTAGGTCTCGCTGAGATTGTAGTTTCTTCGACCACCAACCTAACCGGAAATAGTACTTTATCCTATCAATTACCAGACAGTTCAGATCCACTACAGTTAGGGGCAAGTCTGCTGGATACCGTGTATGAGTATGAAGGTACACACCATTATGCAAACGATTCTGGGGAAGAGAAAGATCGGTTCTTCGATCCAATGGGTGGTGTAGATCCAGTAACAAACCTACAGTGGTTGATTGATGAGAATGATAAATCCAAAAGGATACGTGTAATCAAAAAGAATCTAGTAGGTGAGTTAGTCGGTGAGTTGAAGAGACAGTTGGCAAACGATTAATGGCTAAATCACGATTCACAATCATCAATGCGGATGTCATCCTATCTTCGGGTTCGGACAATAAAGTCATTGACGTGCGTCAGAACATAGTCGAACTAAGTTTCTTTGAAAGTTTACACAAAGAATATGTTGATGCACGTATGGTCATGCTGGACGACTTTGGTTTTCGAACTGAACTATCCACGACAGGTACCGAGAGAATCAACATAGTCGTTGCGAATGGTGATAACCCCCATGCGCCCCATATCAATAAGACATTCTTCTTCTCTAAGATCAACGATGTCGAGAAGACAAACGAACGATCAGAAGTACTGTCCATTGATCTAGTGGAAGAACACGTCTATGTCAATGCGATGAAGTGTATCAGTAGATCCTACGAAGGTACATTAGAAGACGCAATCATTGACATATCCCAACGAGATCTTGGTAAAGAAGTTATCAAAACAAAAAGGTTCGAGGGTAGTGCACAGGGACAAAGAAAGTTCGTCATCCCATATATGAGTCCCCTAGAGACTATCGTGTGGTTGAAAAATCGAATGACCACTCGTACAGGTTCTCCCATTTACCTCTCTGCGGATCTCTATAATAACGATCTCATATTCCAATCATTGGATGAGTTGTTACGAGCTGACGTAATCAACGAGGACTTGCCACTCCGATACACTGATGCGATGATGTCTGGAGAAGGTGACGTTGATCGTGAACAAATCACACACTTCGAAGAGACTAATGCGGAAGATGCTCTCGCACTATACGAAGAGGGTGCAATCGGTTCTTTCTATTCTAGTCTGGATACACACACTGGTCAAAGGTTTGATACTCACATATCCGTACGAGAGATTATTCAAGACTTCTATACCAACGAGTTGATTAGTCCAACAACAACTCAGACCATATTCGATCCCTCCTTGGTTATCGGAGGCAAACCCTCAGATGAGTACGATGCGATTGCAATACATCAAGTGACCTCGTCTAACACCTATAACCAATTCAAGAGTTACCACGACGAGTCACAGTTGATTGATGGTACTACTCTATACGAGTCACGACTAAAAGTCAAGAACAAAATCATACGTCAGATTCTCAGAAAGAATATGATTGATATTGAGATGGACGGTGGGTTGTTCTTTGAAAGTAAGATATCGCCGGGTGCAAGACTACGATTGATATTCCTGAACCCTAACAGTTCAGCATCCTCGAAAGATGTCAACAAGAGTATTGATAACAAGAGATCAGGTGACTATCTACTGATGAACACTGCCCATAATATGTTAGATGAGGATCACAGTGTGAGTGCACGATTAGTTAAACTGGGTGACATACCGAGTACCTTTACCCTATGAACATTCTAAGACCAATACAACAAGAGTATTATGGTGACGACTACCGGTGGTTCTTTGGTACCGTTATCAATGCACATCCTCCTAGTGGACTAGAGGGTCGTGTTAAGGTACGTATCAATGGTGTACACAATCCAAGTACCGGTGAGATACCCGAGAAGGATCTGCCGTGGGCACAGGTATTACTTCCTACGACCGAGGGTGGTGTATCCGGTTTTGGTCGCATACCACAACTCCTTGCAGGATCATTCGTGTTTGGTTGTTTCCTTGATGGTGCGTCCTCTCAGATACCTCTGGTGATGGGTAGTCTACCTCGACTAGAGTTCCCCACTAACGTACAGTTAGGTAAGACAGGATCAATAGAAACCAATGCTCGTCTACAGAACTCAGTACAGGAACCACTTGCAGACGATGATGTCGCATTGACTTCTAGTCAATTGAGACGACAACAGTCCATGAAGTTCTTCCTTGATAATGGATACAATCTGATTCATGCCGCTGCAATCACTGGTGCGTTACAGTCTGTATCACTATTCAGAACCTTTCATAATATTACAGATCCTAAAATAGGTATTGCAGGTTGGGAACGTTCTGACAATGTTGGTAGTAGATTCAATGGACTGCTTGCGTTTGCACAACAATTCCAACCCACGTCTGACTGGAGATTGTTTTCAATACAACTATCCTATGTGTTGTTTGAGTTACGGAATAGATATAGTTCAGTTAATCGTAAACTGTTGAACACTACAGACATCGAGTCTGCCAGTAGAATCTTTAACAGGAATTATATTATCACAACAAACCGTACTGACATACTTGCACAGACCGCATACGATGAGGCATTTGAATGACCGATAAATCAAAACTAAAGGATCTGGTACAGAGAAGTTCATCCTCCTTTGATAGAACCTCCTTAACCAAGTCAGCACAGACTGCAACCAATGCACAGATCAACGCAAAGGTTTCTCAAGCAGGTGCGATTGTCAATGAGGTTAATGGTGGAGTCAAGTCACTGACCTCAAAGGTCGACAAGTTTCAGGATGCGTCTGCTAAACTCAAGGGTGTTACTACCGAAGGTCTATTGGATGCGGGGTCTGCGAGTATCGAGAACCTCAAGACTGATGCGGTCAATGCGGTCAAGAGTAAAATCTCTGGTGCATTTGCTGCAAAGGTTGAAATATCCTTTACCACTGACTCTAATGGACTAACCCTCCCTGATACGTCTTCTCTGGACGTTACAGGGGGTATTTCGGGTACAGTTGCAGCAATCCTACAAGCAATTACCGGTTTGGGGAAAGGTTTACCTGATCCTAGTGATCTTGCAGGTGATCTGACTAAGAAGGTGATGGATGCATCTCCCGCTGGTTTGTTACAGGCAGGTACAGATCTAACAGGTAAGATTGGTGGATTCACCTCTACCTCAATCAATTCACTTGCAACAGATGCGATCTCAAGTGTAACAGACGAACTGACAACCTTGGTGGGTAGTGTTACTGATGTAAACCGCACTATGATCTTACCCTCTGCCATGGACAACGATTCAACATCTCCTACATTCGGTGAGTTCACATCGAGTAGTTTTACCTCGTCTATGCCTACCGGTGATAGCGAGTTCTCTCTTGCAATCAAGAATGTGAAGACAGATCCGCTTGCATCCCTTTCAAATGTCATTACCAAGGCACAAGAGATCAAACAGAATCTGGTTGGTGGAGAGAATGATTTCAAAACATTATCGGGAAGTAAAACTGCCACGGGTAAAGAAGTCATTGAGTCGTCACAGAATCAACAGAATCTGCGTAACCGATACCTAGCACTCGCAGATCAAAAGAACAGTTTGGTGAAATCAAAGCTTGCCAATGACGGCGAAACTGGTATAATAAGCTCACTGTCTATTAAAACTCTAACAGATATAAACAAACGTTTAAAAGCATTTGCGCCAAAGTTGCCAAAGAGTGAGTACTCCAGAATAATAAAGTTATCTCAGGGTAACTCACAGGACGTATCTCTATGTATTGATCTATTATATAAGTCCACCGGCAAAGATGCACAAGATATCCGAACGTTCCTAAAGACGATCGACACCACCATAACCTCTGCGACTCGCGGTACAATATCCACTCAAGTCTTCGATACACCCTACATAATCGGTTCCTATGCGAAGTCGTGGACTAAAGGAGAAGGTGAACCAGTCTTCCCATACGTTTCTTCGGTAGAAGAACTACAGGCAGAACTCCGTAACATCCGGAGAGAGGTTACTGAGGTAGTTTGTCACTGGACAGAAACCCCGACCAACAAGAACATCGGTAGTGAAGAGATCAATAACATCCACCTAGATCAAGGGTTGAATGGTATCGGTTATCACTACATCATTCGAAGAGATGGATCTATTCAGAGAGGACGCCCTGTCAACCTAGAGGGTGAACACGCTTCCGCTGGTCTCTTCAATAATCACAATCGATATAGTATCGCAATTTGTTTTGTGGGTGGTATCAACGTACCTAGTGAGACTCAGAATATCACTCGATACATCTCCGCACAATCATTGACCCGTAGTCAGTTCAATTCCTTTGACCACTTCTGTCGTGCATTCTATAATGTCTATCCGGGTGGACAGGTGATCGGACACTCTGATATTGACGACTTGACTAATGATCCCGGATTTGATGTTCGTGCATACGTTAAGTCAAACTTTGACAAGGACTCCAAGTTCGATACACCAATAACTAGGGGGCCATTTACCACGAATGAGATCAACTCATGACAAACTTTTCAGATGAATACAAGACCCGAGTAGACAAACAGGGTATTGCAAAAGAAGTTACGGAGGGTATCCCCAAGGATGGGTTTTCTGATCCGACCGGCGAGTTTCCTAAACGCGAATACTTCTACGATAATAGTATTAGTAAAGCCGCGACAGGAGAGAAGGTCAACAACCTTTCCATAGGGGGTGGAGATGTCGGAGTAGATTTGGATCTACCTGATCAAGAACCCTCTGTATTCCCGTACAATCAGGTATCCGAGACGCCGAGTGGGCATTCATTTGAGATGGATGACACACCGGGTGGTGAACGTATATTAATTAAACATCGAACCGGTGCAGGTATTGAATTACGTGCGGATGGTAGTGTTGTCATTTCAACCCGCAAACAACGTATCGAAGTTGTTGGTGGTGATTCCAAAACTATTGTCGAAGGGGAAGGGGATCTAGTTTATAAAGGTAACGTTGACCTACGCATAGATGGCGATTTCAATGTTAGTGTTGGTGGGGATTATAATGTTGATGTGTCTGGAGACAAAGTCGAAAATATCAAAGGTCGACACACCCAAACTATAAACCGCGATCAGAACAGTACGGTCAAGGGTAATAAAGGTGAACAGGTTGTGGGTATGAATACCTCTACCACTCTGGGAGATCGATACTTGATCACTAAGGGTAACCTGAATATGTTTACCGAAGCATCCACCGAACTCTTGACGGGTGTGGATCTGATTACCACTGCGGTAAACGAGTGGGTCGCTGCGTCTTCTACTGCAAACATAACTGCACGACATGTATCAATGATTGGTCACAAGGGAACGTTTGGTGGCCCTATGATGGACTACTACGGTAAGACTTACGGTGGTATGCCTGGGGGTCTCACCAACCTGTCCACATTCTACGGTACTCTGGTAGGTCGCGCAACAGAAGCGATTCATGCAGACTATGCGATTAAGTCTACCTTTGCTGACTTTGCGAAAGGTGCAAAGAATGCGGTCATTGCAGCGAAGGAATCACCATGTGTTGTCCTACCCGGTATTCCTAAGATTGGTATCATGCCTTACATCCCCCTGCCATCAACTGCACCATTACCCAACCCTGCAATCGTAGAACTACAGTTATCTACAAGTCGTTATGGTATCAGAGGTGTAAGTGTTGATGACAAGTTGGAAGAGAAGATCCTCAAGTCAGACGATTACTCTGAGTTGTTCAGTCACGATCCTACTATAGATGAGATCCGTTCTAAGTTACGAGACCCGTCTAACTTGAACAATGGTAAGTTCACAAGTTTCCTTGTAGGTGAAGGAAAACTGAACAGTGAGTTTAAGGTTAACATACCGAGGAACATTGGACGGTCTGCAAACAAGAGAGGCACAATGAGATTTGGACAAGAGTTGATTGGTAACAACCCATCTGACAACCGTAGTAAGAGATTTAAGGTGAATGAGAACACATGAAAATATTAGTTGACCCCACCTATAACCCTGCTGGAAAGGACATTACGTCATCCACCAAACTCGCACCGGGTATCACATGTGCGAAGTTCCTTGGTGCATTGGGATCACGTACACAGTTTGATAGACTATACGATGACTCATTCAGTGGCCCAATAGACCGCGATCAGGTTGCACGTAATCTAGTCCTTCATGCGAATGCAATGAATAGTGTCACCTTCAACTCTGAGTTTACACAACACAGACTGGTGGTATCGGATGGTGTCTACGAACCTTACCAAGACTTTACTTCGGATGGTTATAAGGGCGAAAGACCCACAGGATTCAATGACCTACGGCGCACCGGTCGTGGTATTGGTTATCAACTGATAGACAAACACGGCAAGAGTGATCCTCGTAAGACTTATGACCTCGCCGTGTTTTGGAAAGATTATCTGGACTATGACGAGATAGAACTCGCATATGACACCTTTGATCCTAACAATGATCTTGTTACAACGATTCTACTTTCTGTTCCTGAAGTAGGGAGAGACTTTGATGTTTCTTTTAATTATGATATAAACACCACATTCAATGGCACTTTACAAACTCAGTCGGAGTTGTTAGAGATTCTGCCTGAAGAATAGTTATAAATAAAAGAAAAAGGTTTCACTGATCATATGGCAAAGATATTTTCACCCGAAGACGGTAACCTCAGTAAGAGTACTAGGGTAACACGCGAACGTACGTTCTCTGATGTCGACTTGACATTGGATGCACGAATTGCGCCCACGTATTCTTCTGGTGACGGTGATGTTCTGCGTAAGACAGATGCTGCAGCAGTAAAACAATCACTGAAGAATCTTTTGTTAACTAACAGGTTCGAGAAACCATTCCGACCTGCATTTGGTGGGGATCTAAGTAGTCTATTGTTTGAGATGATGGACACGACTACTGCGGATAAAATGATTCAACAGATTCGTGCCTCCGTTAAGAGATTCGAACCTCGTGCAATTATCACTAACCTAAAGGTTGTTGCAACCCCAGATTACAACGAGATATCTGTAGTTATTGAGTTTAGAATAGTTAACTCACAGGTATCGGATACGTTACGAATTAAACTCAGTGATCAGGGTGGTGTGTTACCCGTGGTTCTGCCGGTCACTGCAACGCCAGTACCAGATGAGATTATACTATCTGAAGCGGGTAATCGTCTATTGACGTTTGCTGGGTTGTTATTACGAACAGACGAACTAGGTATTCTGGATGGTGCAATCCTGACCGTTGGAACCAATGGCGATATACAGTTACTGACACAGAACGAAGAAGTAATACTATCCGAACAAGTATAAGGACAAAGTAAAATGGCAACAACAATAAAGTCGACCGAATTAGACTTTGATGGAATCAAGAATAATCTAAAGTTGTTCCTCGCACAGAAGGAAGAGTTTGTCGATTATAATTTCGAAGCATCCGGTGTCTCGAACTTACTAGACGTGCTTGCGTATAACACACACTACAATGCACTTCTTGCAAACTTTGCGTTGAATGAGTCATTCATATCGACTGCACAGTTGAGATCATCTTTGGTTGGTCTTGCAAGTTCATTGGGTTACACGGTAGCGTCTCGTAATGCATCCTTTGGTGTTGTAAGAATGTATCTGGACTATTCATCTGATGTGACTCGACCTGCGTCTGTTACCATGCCTAAAGGTTTTCAGTTTACCAGTACTGTGGATAACAAAACGTTTACCTATAAGACCCGAGATGTATTAATAGGTAATGACGATGGTAACGGTCTATACTATTTTGCTGTCAATGCAAACACTAACGTCGCCATACACGAAGGTATTCCCCGATCTAAGAACTTTATTGCTGGCCCTGTGTCCGAGAACGATTCTTATGTTATACCTGAGACACGTTTAGACCTTGCCACCGTAGAGGTAAGAGTGTATAATGATACCTCAACTTCTTCATATGATGTGTATACCAATCTAAACACCACGACCAATATCAGTTCTTCTTCAAAGATATTTGTTATTAAAGAAACTCCTAATGGATCCTATGAGATCACCTTTACTAATGGTACCTCAATAGGACTTTCTCCCCAGTCTGGTAATCGGATTGAAGTAGTCTATGATATAGTTGCAGGGCCAGAGGCAAACGGTGCACGTACCTTCACCCCCGCTTCAGGTATCAACGGCAAACCAATACAAATTACCACCACGACTATATCCTCTGGGGGATCACTCAAAGAAGATCTAGATTCTATTCGTAAGAATGCACCCTATCAGTATGCTGCACAGAACCGTGCAGTGACCGCAGAAGATTACTCCTCCTTGATATTACGAGAGTATAGTAATGTTATTACTGATGTAAAGACATGGGGTGGAGAAGACAATGTTCCTCCTCAATACGGTACGGTATTCACGTCACTCGTATTTGCATCTGATGACACAACCATCAAACAAACAACTAAGGATGGTATCCGAGGTCTGTTAAAGGATCTCGCAGTCGTTACCTTTGGTCTTGAGTTTGTAGACCCCATTGAGACATTCATTGAGGTACAGACTTTCTTCCAGTACAATCAGAACCTGACTGCATTGAATCAGTCGTCTGTTCAGAACAACGTCAAGACAACCATGCAGTCTCACTTCGATGCAAACCTCGGCGACTTCGATCAGTCATTCCGGCGTTCTAATCTGTTAACTGAGATAGATGACACAGACCCTTCTGTTCTATCTTCCCGTGCGGAAATTAAAATGCAGAACAGATTCCTACCAGTGACGGGTCAAACCAACTATAAAGTGTACTACCCAACTTCAATTGCTGCACCTGACGATAAAGTACACACAGTTATATCAAAGAACTTCCGATATGGGGGTGACATCTGTTACCTTCGCAATCGTCTGGGTTCAAATGTCCTTGAGTTGTTCAACGTTAACACAGGTAAACTTGTATTTGA